TGTATGACAAAACATGCGCGAACTTCCCAAATTCAAACTTGACCTTAAGGACCCCGAAAATTTCGGTAACTTGGCCGAAGATATGGACCAAGCCGCGCGCCGCACATTCGCGAGCGACCTTATCGAATTGATTGGGATTGACGAAACCTCAATGGGCGATTGGCTAGGGGAGGCCGAAGGCTACCTGACCAAAGCGGAGAAAAAGGGCGACGTTCACCCGCAGGACCGGGAGCAAGACGGCGCCGACGACGAAGCCAACCCCGCAACGGAAATGATGCTTTCGGCCGTGATCCAGTTTGCGGCGCGGGCAACCGGCGCGTTGCTAGGCGAGCCTGACTTGGCGATGGCGAGCGAGCCGGGCGGGGAGGGGCTGGCGTCGTGGGTATCCAGTCAAATCCGCACTAAGGATAAAAACTGGATGCTCGACACTGACCCGCTAATCGTCCACATGGCCGTGACCGGCTTGGCGTGGCGCATGCGGGACTTTGACGACGACGAAAAGGTTTTTCATACCCGCTACATTCCGAGCTGCGGCGACAACAAGGTTATCATCAACGCCAACGTGCGGTCGGCAGAACGGGCGCCCCGTATCACATGGGAGTTTGAGCGCTACCCTTACGAAATCGAGCGCAGCATTTCACGCAAAAAATGGGTTGATTATGAACCCGTGTACGAAGAAGCGGACCCGCAGGCGCCGAAGAAATTTTACGAGTGCGACGCGTGGCTCGACCTTGACGACGACGGTTTGGATGAACCGTGGAGCGTCACCATATCGCGCGACGACCATGCCGAAGTCGTACGCATCCGCCCCCGTTGGTCAAAGAAAACGGTTATCGACAACGACAACGAACTGTATTTCAACCCGATCCACCGCTTTTATCCTTACTGGATGCTGCCGAGCGCGAAAGGCGGTTTCCTCCCGATGGGTTTCGGCAAGCTGCTTGACCGGATCGAAAACTCCGCGGACAGCCTGTTAGGTTCGATCACGGACACGGCAAAGAGCGAAGCCGAGAATGGCGGTATCCTGGCCGGCGGCGGCTACGGCATGCCCGACAAAATCGAGCTGAAGGGCAACCGCGTCACCACGATCAACACGGACGGTGCGCCGCTCTCAAATCGCTGGTCGCCGTTCCCCGTTAAGTCGGTTTCGCAGGGATCCGTCGAGACGCTTACCCAGCTCATGACTTTTGGCGACCGCTTGGCCGGCACGCTGAACCTTATGGAAAACGCGCCCGCGTCCATGACGGCCACGATGGCCAAGGGCATCATTGACAGCGGAACGCAAGTTCAGTCGGCCGTGCATCGGCGGCTTGTGTCGCTGTTGACGCAAGAGCTGCGCAGCTTCGTCGCGATGGCGGACGCTTACGACCAATTGCCCGATGGCATATCGGCGTCCGATGGCGGCGGCGTTGCCGTGACGGCGGACCCGCAGCTTGCGACCGAGATGCAGCGCAGCGCCTTGGGCGGCTTGTACCTGCAAATGATCGAACTCGGCAGCAAGGCCCCGACGTTCAATGTGCAGGAAGCCGCGCTTCGTTTCGGAAAAGTCATGCGGCTGCCGGACCCTGAAAAGCTGGTAGCGCAGCCGCAACAGCCGCAAGCAACGCCTGACGAGAAAATGAAGGGCGCGCTTGGCTTGTTGAAGCACCAGAACGAGCAAATGAAAACAAAGGCGCAAGTTGCCGTACAGCTTACGCAAGCACTCAAAAACATGGTCGAAGCATCCGGCGGCATGCTCGACAACAGAGCGGCGCTGTTGCAGATGGCGCAACTCGAAAACGCCGTTCAACAATTAATGCAGGACACGGGCAATGCAGATAGCGGAATGGCTGGACAGTCCGGAAACCAAGACCCTGCGGGCGCTACTGCGCCGCCGAGCGGCGGGGATAGTCCAGACCTTTCTGGCGGGGCAGCCGGTGGGCTTGGTGGAACAGGGCCGGGCGGCGGAACTGCATGATCTAGAAGCGCTGCTTTGGGCCGGCACCGACGAAGTGAAAAAAGTTTTTGAAACAGCCTTAAGGGAGCAAAAGGCAACATGAGCGACGTAGGACTTTACGGCTTTGAAATCCCGCATGACTTTGTTTTGCCCACGCGGGACATGGTGATTATCCGAATTCCATTCCCGCCCGAAAAGGTTGGCAGCATTATCACGCCGCAGACGACGCGCGATTTGCTCGCGCACAACGTCATGGCCGGACGGATCGTCGCCATGGGACCGCTGGCGTTCCAGATGAAAAACGGCGAGGGCGGCTTGACGCGCCAAGACGCCGACGTGGGCGATTGGGTTTTGATACGCCCGTTTGCCGGAACGATGGTTCAGGGCGGGCAGATCATGGTGACAAGCGGGTGGCGCTACGTCTCCAGCTTTAACGACGTGATCGGCATCATACCGAAAGACAAGATGCCGGACCCGTCAACCCTGATTTGGGAACAGAAAGACGCCAACGCGCCGCCGCCCGCCGTCAAAGCCAAAGCGGACTTTGACTTCAACGCGAAGAAAGAAGTTTCCGCGGCGAACGAGTACCAAAACCAAAACCAAGCCGGGGCGGCTAACCAAAAGCTAGTAAAAGGATTTACGCTGTGAGCGACCTTAACGTGATGATGCGGGAGCACGCCCGCGCGGGCCTGCAAACGCAGCTCGACGCCGCCGTGACCAACGGCGACACGGCGGCCGCAACCAAGATTGCGGAAGATATCGCGAAGCTGGCCTTAAGCGCGGCGCCCAAGGCCCCGCCGTTCACGAGCGCCGACGCGTGGCGGGCCGCCGAAGCGAAGGCCCCTTGGCTGGGCGTGGACCCGAAGAAATCCGCCCTGGCGAACGAACTCGCCAAGTCGATGAACATTAACAAGTTTGCCAGCGCCGAAGCCCTAGCGGACGCGATCATTAAAGCGGTGGAAGAAGAATTGAAACCGGCCGCCGCAGCCACGCCGGACGAAGAAGACCCGGAAGACGAAGAAGACCCGGAAGACGAAGACGACAAAGAAAAGGCCGCAGCCGCGAAGGCAAAGCGCAAGACGGACGGCCCCGGCGACGCCGACACGGGCGGACGCGCTACCGGCCGCAGCGCCCGATCGGGACCGTGGACGAAGATCACGGACGCGCCGGCCGACGTGCAAAAGGAAATCAAGCGCGCGGCTGACAAGATGCTGTCCAGCAACGCCCCGAAAGAACTCCGCGAAAAGTTTGTCTCCAAGGCGCTGGAAAGCCACTACGCGATACACCAGCGCACGAAAGGAAAGAAATAGGCCATGACGTTTCCGTTCCAGTCCGGCCTCGCGCCAAACCTCATTCCGAACCCCCCGGGCGAGATACCCGAAGCGCAGGGGGCCGGTGACGCCGCGGTCAACATGTCGCCATTTACGGAGGCGCAGGACGTTGACCAGATTATCAAAAGTCTGACGCTGGACCGTCCGCTTAAGTTGTGGATACCGAACCGCGAGAAGTACCCGGAATATGAGTTCCGGATTATCAACAGCATGCCGCATGAAATCGCGGACGCTCACAACAAGGGTTTCAAGGAAGTCAGCACGCCCGAGCTAGTCGAGCTGTTCCGCGATCTTGTTGCCGGTACGGACAAAGACGGCAAGGCGTTTCGGCCTATCCTGACCGCGCGGCCGAAGAAGGTCGGCGATCATATCCGCAAGCGCAACCGCATCCAGCTTCAAAGCCTGTACGCCGGCATGGACCCGAAAAACAGGGAGCTTGAAGGTAAGTACACCGAAAACGTCAAGACCGGGCAAGACGCGTCGAAAGGCCAGTTCAGCGGCCCGGCGTTCCGCATTCGAGTGTAGCGAGAAAGCCACACTAACTAAGAAATCGAATGCAAACGCGCCCACGACATAAAGGGCGCTTTTGGGGGTGCTATCCCTAAGACTTCAATCAACGGAGATAGCACCCAATGTTCAAACATCTTGGTTTTGCAATTGCCTTGACCGGCCTGATAGGGGCAGTTGCGCCCGCGCCGGCTGAAGCCGCAGACTTCAAAAACTCTTTCGCAGCCGCAGCGGCGCCCGTTGCTGCAGCCCCCGCGCCGACGACCTGTACGGTTGCCGGATGTACGGGCGTATTCCTTGGCGGTGAAATCAGCGGGGCCGGAACCGGCGTCAACGTGATCGACCTGGGCGCGGTAAACGCTGGCGGCACTTTCATGGGCCTGACCGCCGGCTATCAGTTTTATAACGGCACGTACTGGTTGGGCGCAAAGGTCTCGGTTGATTATCAGGTTGCGTCAACTACTTCGCCGCTGACCCCGAGCCTTTCGAACCTGTTTGCTTTCGAGGGCTTCGAAGCCGGCGGCGCAATCGCAACCATGCTCAATATTCCGCCGATCAACCTGCCGGGTCCGCTGGCCGGCGCTGTGCCGACCGTCTTGATTGGTGCCTGCCAACACGGGAGCCTGTCCGGCTACTGCGCGGGCGCCGCCGCTCACTTCTTCATCCCCAATTCGAAGTGGACGATTGACGCAACCTACCTCAATGCGCAGTACAGCCCGAGCGTCGTTTCGCCGACTGCCACCGCACCGACCGAAAATCGCGGTTCGTTCGGCGCGACTTATCACTTTTAAGTGATCACAACGACATAGGCCCCGGTTATTAGCCGGGGCCCATGTCAGGGGGTATTGATTT